CCGTAAGATCGCCTACGATGCCATGCGCAGCCTCGTTCATGACCTTCAGGCCGAACTCGCCAATCAGCATACCCTTTTCGGCGTCACCGGTTTTCGCCAGTTCGACGCGCTGGATCGGGCGCAGGTAGCAGACCGACGCATACTCGGGGTCAAGAACCCAAGCATCACGGGCGCGCTGGAAGCGGTTGGGAACCACTTGCAGGGTGCCGAAGTCCGACATGTAAACATCGGCGGCACCGATGATCGTGGTCGGGCTGTCGGACGGTGCCTGATAGCGCTGGGCCGCGATACCGGCGAAGGCCGAAACCGCCTGCTTGTTGAACGCACCAACCATCAGGATCGACGGGTTGCCGCCCGAGGTCCAGGTCTGCTGCATCACGTCCTTCAGCATCGCCTCGGTAAAGGCGCGCTGAGTGCCGTCGGTGCGGGCATCGGTGCCGTCGCCGGTCGGGGCCGCGCCGCCAGAGCCAACGCTGTCGTTGGTGGCAATCCATGCGCCCAGACCAGCGGTCTCAGGGGCGGTGGAGGTGTTGCCAGCAACGCGGGCGTTGTTGTCCAGCAGGACGGCCTCGATATCGCGCTTCAGTTCCTTGCCGCGCTTGGCGACTTGGTAAGCGACTTCATCAGCGCGACCGGCCTTGTCAACAGCGCCGAGGTTGTCAGCGATGACATAGGTGCGGCGACGAATGTGGGTATAGTTGCCCAGGCGGGTCGTCGCGGAGGTCGCATCAAACGAAGACACGTCATCGCCATTGATGACGGCAGTGGTCGAGGTCGATGCCAGCGAGTCGGTTTGCCACTCGAAGAAGGTGTTCGACACGCTCTCGGAACCCACGTTCGACTGGAACGGGGTCTCTTCGGGCGAGATATTCGAGATGACGTTGGAGAGTTCTTCACGGATGCCCTTGGCATCATAGCTGGTGAAGGTGTTGGTAACGATAGCCATTTTCTAGCCTCACAGAAGTGATTTGATGACAGCAGCCGCGTCATTGACACGACCAGTTTGACGTAGGCGGGTCTGCGCCTCTTTCACTGCAGAGCGTTTCTGGGGCTGCGTTCCTTTTGATCCCGCTCGGATTGTCTTTGGCCCCTGTTGCCGGTTGCCCGACTTGGCCTCAGAAATCTTGCGCTGACCGCGCTCAAAAAGCATGGCGTTCCGTGCCAAAGCGACCACACCGGCATGAGTGATGTTGTTTACATCCTCTTCCGCGAAGCCTTTGCCGATCAGGAAATCCCGAATTTCAGCAGCCTCTTTCTGAGCCACCTCGGGTTTTTTCCAGTCGGGTATAAGCGATTGTAGCCGCTCTTGCTCCGCCTGTAGCTGCTTCTGACGTTGCTCGTTAAGCTGTCTCTGCTGAATTTGCGTCATACGCTGTTGTTCAGCTTCAACGGCTTGAATTTGAGCCTGCCGCTGCTCTTTGGCTTTACGCCATTCCCGCTCCAGCCTCGTCGCTTCAATTGGGTTCTTTTCGTAAAGTTTGTCCCAATCTGGCTCCGCTTGCATTTGCTGCTCTAGCTGCTGCTTCATTGCAGGCAAGAGTTGCGAATACTGCTGGCGCTCCGCTGCAATCTCTTGCTCCATTTGCTGCACCAGCTTGCGCTGTTCAGCCAGGTCTTGAGATTTGCGCGTGTAATCCGATTGGCGCGAATAGCCCGACAGAAGCTCGTCAAACGTGACCTCGATCTCTTCGCCGTTTACTTTTACGGTGTATAGATCGGGTTGTTCATCCGTCTCTTCCTCGGCACCGTCTTCGGCGTCCTCGGTCGGTTCGATCTCGGCTTCCACCTCGATCTCGCCTTCGGTCTCGAATTGCACATTCTCAACCGGCGCATCATCGCTTTCGGCATTGTCCTCAACGGGTGCCATCATAGCTTTGACTGCTTCTTGTGCCGCTTGCAGGTCGCGTGCTGCGTTATCTGCCATTGCTGCTTACCTCTAAGTATGTCACTTATTGCCCTTTTCTGCAATCACCCCAGAATCAACCAGGATGCGCAGGCGGCGGCGCAGTGACTCTAAACCATGTTGTTCCGCCTGCACCCTCATCATGTCGTCCACGTCGCCAAGTTGCACAGATCGAAACTGATCCCAGATTTCCTGCTGCAACTCGTCAAAGACTGCCTGAAGCGCCTGGTCTTCAAGAAGGCGCTTGGCCTCCCGCGCTTCCCGCAGGATTTGCTCCTTGGTTTTCTTCGCCACGGACAGTCTCCTTCACCATATCGGCCTGCGCTTTCATCACTTCCTTAGCGATGGCAGCCGATTTCTTGATCTGTTCGGCGCTGAGTTGCGTGCCATACTTGGCTTCAATCTCAGCCGCCTTCATGTAGACTTCGATTTCCAACTCATCGCGCTTGCGGTCGTCTTCGCGCATTGCGTTTTCGCGCTTCAACTGCAGGTCAGCGTTCTTCATCTGCATATCGGCCTGAATTTGCATGATCTGTGCCTGAATAAGCTGTTCATTCACGTCAGGCTTTTCAGGCTTAGACGGCGGCGGCTGGAATTGTGCCGGGTCAGACCAGAATTTCGACGTATCCTTGAAGCCCGCCAGCGCCGTCATCTCGGACAGCGTGTTGTAGAGCTTTTGGATATCCGTCAGCGGATTGATCGGGCCAAGCGTAGACATCGCTTCTTTCTGCATCTGCCCGATCTGCGTCAGCATCGCCATCCGCTCGGAATCAGTACCACGGCCCAACGCAATCGTGGCCGTCGCGTCCATAGTCGCATCCCATCCGCGCGGATCAATCGGCACAAACTCATTGGTCAGCCGGACCATGCGCGGCTGATCCTGATGCTGGCAAACAAGACGCAGGATGCCCCGGAACAGCGTGCGCATCCCGGTTTCCGCAAAAATGCGCGCGATCATCTCAATGTGTTGCTGCGCCGCGTTCACAGTCGCTGCAACCGCACCAGCCGTAGACGACTGCAATGCGTCCGCGTCGAGGCCCGCAGCGGCCCGACTGATGCCCGTCCGGTTCTGCTTGGTCTCGTCCATATAGGCCAGCACCGGGAAGGCTTCCTTGCCCACATACGGCATTGTCAGCGGCTGCACCTGACCCGGCGACCGCTGGCGAATGATGGCACCGGTCTCAGTGTTCATCACGTCTTCAATGTTCACCTGCCCCTCGGTCACGGCAACGCGGGGGTGAATGCTCATCGCCAGGCTATCAAGGCTGTTACGCATCACGACCGACTTGATGCGCTGAATATCCATGACAATATCGGCCATCGACATGCCGAAGAAATCATGCGGCTCAGGGTCTGGGCAGAACGAGGCAAAGGGCAGAACATCCCAAGGCTGATCGCTCAAAAGAGTTTTGCCCACACCAGCCACGCAAACACGGCGCAGTTCAGCAATGCCGTCGCCATTACGATCAACGCGAATATACGCCTCAATGTAAGTCACCTTGCGGGATGCCGGATCGGAACGATCTGTGTTGCGCGTGGTCAGCGCCGGGTTGCGCGTGTAGCGCTCAACGTTGGTATCCATGTCGTCGGTGTCAGACGCCAAGGCCGAGACCTCGTCATAATCATACCCCATCGCCACCAGATCAGAGACCGTGACCACCCGGCGATGGGCGACAAACTCAGCGTCCTCCAGCGACTTGGCGCGCCGATCAATCAAGAACTCTTCGGGCGGCAACGCCTCAACCTTCACCCGACCACGGGGCAAACGGCGCGTCACGATCACGTCATGCATCATCGGCGGCTGCGGCATGGGCATACCAAGCTGCTGCATCATCGCAGCCTCTTCCGCCGCAATCGGCGGCAACTCACCCTCATAAGACGACTGCACGTCAACCGTGATGTTCGGGTCAGCGCTCAAAGACGCCAAAGCCGCGTCGTCCAAGCCTGTCAGGTCGCTGGTTTCGGTCTCGAAACTCTCGTCCCACCAGAACTTGATGATCCCGTTCTTGCGCACCAGAGCGTCCTTGAACGCGCTGTGCAGCACCAGAAAGCCCGGATTGTCTTTCTGGAAGATGTAATTCACGTATTCCGTGGCCTGCTTGGCCGAGGCAACGTCTTCCGGGCCACGCGGAACATACTCGACAACCTTGTCGCCGCTGGTGAAGACACGCATCAGGGACGGCATGATCGCCTGCACCGTGTCGCGTACGTCCATCGAGACGACCTGGCTGCGCCCGTCTTCCTCGTCGCCAAACGGATCACCGCGATAGTATTCTGTCGCTTTCGCGCGCAGCGGAGACACGATATTGTCAATGAAATCAACGGCATCGTCAATTTCGCTTGCCACGATGCCCTGCAGCTCGTCGTCGGACAGATAGTCCGGGTTCACAAGCTCCTGCACCTGATTGGTCAGATCGTTGATTTCAGGGTCCATTGTCGTGATCCTATTGGTTCAGGAGGCCGTATTGCGCGAGGTAATCAGTCAACTCTTGCAACCTGTAATCGCTAATTTCATACGGAACCGGCGTGTTTAATGGGTATTCGCTGATACGTTGCGCTGGCGAAAGCTCGCCTCTGGCTTGAACTAGCCGCGCCTCAACTTCGCCAGGAACCCGCTCGTAAAGACCGTGCGCATATTCTCTCGCATTTGGACGGATTTGCCCCAAAATCTCTTCGGCAGATTGACCTGGAAAATATGGCTGCACATTTTCCCAAACCGGGAATCCTCTCGGCGAAATCGCCCGCAAGCGCGCGATCTCAGCTTCATCACCGCTTATCAGCGCATTTAAGAAATCATCAGCAGATCTCTCGTTCGCTACAAAGCTTCTATACGGAAGCGGATATTGTGCGCGGCGATTTGATCCGCCGATGAAGCCTTCAACATTTTGAACTGCATGTTGCAATTCGTGCAAAGTCAATGACCGGCCTTG